ACCTTCATAGATGAATATGCAAAAGAAAGATCTACAACAGATAGTAATTTCACAGGTCAGCCTAAATATTGGGCAAATTGGGATGCAACAACATTGATTGTAGCTCCTACTCCTAATACTGCCTACACAGTAGAAATGTGGTATGATGAAACTCCCGAACGTTTAGGAAATGGTTCTGGCACTACATCTACTACAACTTTTATATCTAATAATGCACCTGAGGTTTTATTGTATGGTGTGCTGTCTGAAACTTTTTCATACTTGAAAAACACACAAGATATGCAATTATACACACAGAAGTTCCAAAACGCTCTTCAAGCTTTTGCTAATGAGCAAATGGGACGTAAACGAAGAGATGAGTATGTAGACGGAGTGTTACGAGTACCACTACCATCTGCAGACCCTAAAGCCTAAGGAGGGCATAAAACATGGCAATAAACCAAGCAGTCTGTGCTTCCTTTAAACAGCAGTTGCTTCAAGGGGATCATGACATTGATAATGACACTATCAATCTTGCCCTTTATACAGATTCTGCAACTTTAAACGGAAACACAACAGCCTACTCAGCAACAAACGAAGTGGGTAATTCAGGAACATATGCGGCAGGCGGTGCAACTTTAACAGGCGCTACTGTTGGACTAACAGCGACTAGCGTTACAGCATCAACAGCATTCGTTGACTTTGCAAACGCAAGTTTTACATCAGCAACAATTTCTGCTCAAGCAGCTTTGATCTATAACAGATCATCAAGTGCTACTAACGCAGCGATCGCAGTTCTTGATTTCGGAAGTGTAAAGACATCAACAAACGGTACATTCACAATCGCATTCCCAACTAACGATAAAGACAGTGCTATATTAAGATTATCTTAATATAAGAGGTCATTACCATGGCAGATGCTTGGGGTGAAGGTACATGGGGGCAAGGCTTTTGGGGCCAACAAAGTTCGGTCACAGTATCTGTTACTGGGTTATCGACAACAGCAGCGCTTGGCACAGAGTCAGTTGTTGCTGATAGTTTAGTCACATTAGACTCACTTGAATCTACTTTTACCTTAGGTACAGCAACAGCCGAACAAGAATCTGTCTTTAATTTAACAGGTGTAACATCTCAATTTAATTTAGGCACTGTAAGTGTTGAAGAAGGAGCAGGAGTTACTCTTGGTAGTTTATCCACATCATTTGGTGTAGGAACTGAGTCTGCATCAGGAACAGTTGATGCAGGTTGGGGAAGAAACACATGGGGTTCTTTTGCTTGGAATGAAAATATAACACAAGAGGTTAGCGTCACTGGCGTGACAATGACCACAACCTTAGGCACTACAACTCAAGAAGTTGGAACGGGTGTTATTGTTTCAGTTACAGGTCTAGAAATGACAGGTGCTTTAGGCACCACATCACAAACAGGAACAGCAGTAGAAACTCTTGATAGTCTTTCTGTAGGTGTTGCTCTTTCTGGTGCAACTGTGTCAGGTGAGGGAAGTGTTGCTGTTATAGCACCTTCTGATCAATTAGACTTTACCATTGGAACTCCTACTATTGATATTTTTACGCAGGTAGATCCAACAGCAGTTACAATGACCACTACTTTAGGTAGTGCAACTGTTGAGGCAGATGCCTTAGTTACATTAGGTAGTTTGTCAATGACATCTACCCTAGGTACAGAAACAGTAGAGGTAGGTACAGGTGTAATTGTTAGTGTATCAACTGTAGCAATGAGTTTTGCAACAGGCACGGAAACAATCGAAGGCAGTGCTTTAGTAAACGTTACAGGACTTGACTTAACTATAGTTACAGGTAATCCTTTCTCTACACCGTGGGCAAATGTGGTTACAGGAGCAAGTAATACTTGGACAGAGGTAAATGCTGCGTGACGTTTAAGGTAATAAATAATTTTCTTTCAGATGAAGATTTTGAAAAGGTGCAAAATACAATATTATCTAACAAATTTGTATGGTTTTATTCTGATTGTGTAAGTAAACAAAACGATGGTGATTTTCAATTTTCTACCATGTTAGATACTGAAAATGATGAAATCGTAAAATTATTTAAAGAAAAAATAAAAATTGAAAAGGTAATTAGAGTTAAAATAAATCAAACTCATAGAACAAAAAATCTCTTAATTCATAAACCACATGTTGATCAACATTTTGAAAGTAAAGCTATGGTTCTTTATTTAAATACAAATAACGGATACACTTATTTTGGTGATGAAAAAGTTCTCTCAAAAGCCAATAGAGCGGTTCTTTTTGATGCTACTTCCTCACACGGAGGAACTACTTGCACAGATCAAAAGAGAAGAGTAGTATTGAATATGAACTATATTTAATGTTGAATTTTAGATGTAAAAAGATATATTTTGAAGAGGTTTAAACATGGCAAGTACATATTCAGATAGACTCAAACTAGAACTCATGGCTACTGGCGCTAACGCCAATACATGGGGTACTAATACCAATAACAATTTAGAGGTAGTAGATGCTTTTGCAGCGGGTTATTTAGCTAAATCTGTTGCGGGTTCAGCCAATATTACTCTTACAACAGCTAATGCCTCTGATACAGCAGAATCATCGAATAAAGTAATTGAACTCACAGGTGCTTTAACAGGAGATATTGTTGTCTTCATACCTGCTGTTGAAAATAATTATACTTTTTTTAATAATACTACAGGTTCACAAACTTTAACAATCGCAGCTACAGGGCATACAGCCAATGGTGCTCAAATTACACAAGGAGCACATACAACTGTTTATTGTGATGGTTCATCAGATTTCAATGTGGAAATTGCAAGTTCAACAGACGCTGCCGCTTTAAACAAAGGAACCTTACCGGATGGAAGATTTCCTGCAACATTGCCTGCAGCCTCTGGTGCCAACTTAACAAGTTTAAATGCATCAAACTTAGGATCGGGAACAGTACCTAATGCTCGTTTAGATGCACAACTTCAAGACGTAGCAGGATTAGCTGTTACTGATGGTGGAATTATTGTTGGTGATGGTGCAAATTTTGTTTTAGAAACAGGAGCCACTGCAAGAACAAGTTTAGGTTTAGGAACATCATCTGATGTACAGTTTAATGACATGCAAGTAGATTCACTGGGAGTCGCTACCGCAGCGTCAGGAACAAGTGGTGAGATTAGAGCTACAAACGACGTCACTGCTTTCTATTCCTCTGATGTAGCTTTAAAAGAAAATATTCAAAACATATCCTCACCCATGGAAAAAGTACAAAATCTTAATGGAGTTCTTTTTGACTGGAAACAAGAATTTATTGATTCTAAAGGTGGTGAAGATGGTTATTTTGTTCGTAAAACAGACGTGGGTGTTATTGCTCAAGATGTTGAAAAAGTTTTACCAGAGGTCGTAGGCACAAGACCTAACGGAGTAAAAGCCGTAAAATACGATCGCCTATGTGCTTTATTAATCGAATGTGTAAAGGATTTACAAACTCAGGTCAATGATCTTAAGAAGGGAGAATAACTAATGCCAACACCTTCAGGTCAAATAGGTCTTTCAGACGTAAACGCAGAATTAGGCAATTCTCCTACAGCTCAAATAAATATGGATTCTGCTCCTGTTAGAGGACTAGCAGAAGTTCCTAGTGGCGCCATATCAATGTCTGATTTACAAAATAAATCAAACGTAAAATTTATTGTAGCGTCAGGAGGCACAGAAACTACCAGTGGAGATTTTAAAATTCATACCTTTAACAGTAGTGGTACATTTACCGTAAATGATGCAGGCAACTCAGGAGGATCTGACACCGTTGACTTTTTAGTAATTGCAGGTGGCGGAGGTGGTGGTCGTGAACCTGATTCAAGAGCTGGCGGCGGAGGTGCAGGTGGTTTTAGACTTGACTATCCAAATCCCGCTACTGGAGGTTTACCAGTATCAGCAGGTGGAATACCTGTCACCATTGGTGGTGGCGGTGGACCTAATAGTCCTGGAAGCACATCAAATTTTTCTACAATAACTTCATCTGGAGGTGGTAGCCAAGGAAGACCAGGCGGATCTGGTGGTGGACAACATACCTTTCAAACTGGTGGAACAGGTAATGCAGGGGGATTTTCCCCTCCTGAAGGAAGACCAGGTGGCACTTTTTCAAACCAAGCAGGTGCTGGTGGAGGTGGTGCAGGCAGTAATGGTCAAAATGGATCAGGTAATACCGCAGGCGGTGGAGGTTCAGGAACACCTACTGATATAGATGGTTCTTCCTCAAGTAGAGCAGGCGGTGGCGGAGGCTCTGGAGGAGGTTCCGAAGGTCCCGCTAATGATGGTGGTGGAGCAGGTGGTCGTCAAACAGGTGGACCTCGAGCAGGAAGACCGGGCACAGCTAATACTGGTGGTGGCGGTGGAGGGGGACCTTCTACTAGAGCCAATGGTACTGGTGGAAGTGGTAAAGTTATTATAAGGTACAAGTTTCAGTAATGGCACATTTTGCAAAATTAAGTGATGAAAATTTAGTTCTACACGTAGAAGTTGTAGATAACTCAGTTCTTGAAGATGAAAATGGTGATGAGCAAGAGTCTTTAGGAATTTCATATTTAAGTTCAATACATGGATGGCCTCATTGGAAAAAAACATCTTATAATACAATTAAAGGAAAACATTATGAAGCTGATCATCAAACAGAATCTTCAGATCAATCAAAAGCTTTTAGGAAAAACTTTGCCTCTATCGGTGGAAAATATGATTCTACAAAAGATGCATTTATACCTGAGCAACCTTTTAATTCTTGGACTCTTGATGAAACTACATGCACATGGGTTCCTCCTATTACTGAGCCAGTTACGGAGGAAGAAACAAAAAGAATTTATTGGAATGAGTCCAATCAAAGTTGGGACGCAGAAGACGTTGATGGAACAATTTTGAGATGGAACACAGAAACATCATCATGGAGCGCTGTTTAACTTTCTAGATGAAAGATAAAGTAGTTTTATCAGAATCTTTTTACATTAAAGGTTTTATTTCTAAATCACTTGATTTAGATAAATTTTATATAAAAAATAATGTCATAAAGAATTATGCTTATGATTCACAACTTACAAAAGATAAATTATACCCCTCTAAAGATTATGTGAATCTAAGCCAAGATGAAAATGTATTAAGACTAAATCAATATTTTGTTGATTTCTACAAATTATATCACAAAGAAAATATCGAGATAATGCACAACTACGGTATTTTTTTAAATCAAAATCAATCAATAAATTTACATAATCACATCAATGATTACGACCTTACAAACAGTCCAGAGATTTCTGTATTATATGTAGTTGATTGTAGTGATAATTCGTTAGATGTTGAATTTCAATTTCATAAAAGACTTACAAGAAACTCAAAAAAAATGGTTACTCTAAAACAAAATGATTACCTTGTATTTAATTCAAATTTACAACATGGCATATTAGCTAATAAAAATAATAAACCAATTTTACTTTTATCTTTTCAATTTAGAGTGAGATCTGATCAAATATAAATGACCTTAGACAATTACTGGTATTACTTTCAAGATGCATTACCAAGTCGTTTTTGTGATGACATTATTGCTTTTGGTAATGAACAAGTCGCTCAGACAGCAAGTGTTGAAGGCTTTCAAGGTAATGTAGATAATCAAAACGATGTATCAAAACTTTATAAAACAAGAAACTCTTCAATAGTTTGGATGAATGAATTATGGATATGGAGAGAAATAGAGCCGTACCTAAGAGAAGCTAATAAAGCGGCAGGTTGGAATTATGATATTGTCTCTCCTGAAAGTTTTCAATTTACAAAGTACACAGAAAACCAACATTATAGTTGGCATCAAGATGCTTTTAATAAACCTGACAAAGAAGGATTAATACGTAAAATTTCTTTGACTCTTTCATTAGAAGACGGTGACAAATATGAAGGTGGAGACTTTGAATTTGATTTAAGAAATGACAGTGAAAGTAAACCTGTCATGATGAAATGTGCAGAGGCTAGAAAAAAAGGTACGTTAATATTCTTTCCCTCTTATGTTTGGCACAGAGTTACCCCTGTAACATCAGGAATAAGATATTCTTTAGTTATATGGAACAGAGGTTTACCTTATAGATAGGAGAAGTAATGAAAAAACAATCAACAGGTAATCATTTTCAAGATAATCATTATGTAGTTATAAGAGAGGCAATCAGTCCTGATTTAGCTAGTTTTGTTTATAATTACTTTCAAAATAAACGTGCAGTAGCACAAAAGCTTTTTGAGGAAAAATACATTTCTCCCTATGAGCAGTCGTGGGGACATTGGAATGATCGACAAGTACCTGGGACTTATTCTCATTATGCGGATGTAGCAATGGAAACTTTACTTCTACGTGTCATGCCTGTTATGTCATACATTACAGAATTAGAGTTAGTCCCGTGTTATTCCTACGCTAGAATATATAAATATGGTGATGTCTTACACAGACATAAAGATAGACCTGAATGTGAAATCTCAACTACCATAAATTTGGGTGGAGATAATTGGCCTATATATTTAGATCCTTCTCAAGGAGAAGGCAAAGAGGGTATTAAGGTAGATTTAAATCCTGGTGACATGTTAGTTTACAAAGGTGAAAAACTAGAACATTGGAGAGAGCCTTTTCAAGGATATGATTGTGGTCAAGTTTTTTTACACTACAATGACAAAAAGGGACCTTTTCAAGAAAAAAATAAATTTGATCATCGACCTATACTAGGATTACCAAGTGATTTAAAAAAATTTAATGCTTAAAGAAGAATTATTTGACATAAAGAGTTTTATTGGTGGATGGTATATAGACAAATTATTGTGTGATGCACTTGTCGATTTTCATGAAGCAAATAAAGATAAAGTTGTGCAAGGCACTGTCGGAAAAAGAATTGTAGACAAAAGCACTAAAGACAGTCTAGATCTTCGTTGTCGTCCAAACGGTCATCCCGTTATAAAAGAATATCAACAACAATTACAAAAATGCCTTGATTTATATTTAGAAAGATATGAGTCAGCTAACAATGTTAATTATTTTGCTGTTCATGAAAATATTGCCATACAAAAATATGAGAAAAAAGGTGGTTTTAAAAAATGGCATTGTGAGAACCAAGGATATCCTGGAAACATTCAAAGATATTTAGTTTTTATGACATACCTAAATGACGTTAAAGACGGTGGCACAGAATTTAAATATCAAAAAATTAAGACTGAAGCCATAAAAGGACTTACGCTTATTTGGCCAGCTTTTTTTACACATACTCATAAGGGCGTAATATCAAACGAAGATGAAAAATACATCATAACAGGATGGTATAGTTTTAATGGAGAGGAACAAAATGATTAAGTCAGAAGAATTAAAAGATAAAAATTTTAAAATATTTTTGGGTATGCCAATGTATGGTGGCATGGTTTCAGAAGCCACAGTTCACGGGTTGTTAGAATTACAACAGTGGAGTATGGCAAAAAAGGTTGGATTAAGATTTCAATCCATGGGTAATGAAAGTTTAATAACCAGAGCTCGTAATACAATCGTTTCTATGATGATGGATCAAACTGATTTTGTAGCAACACATTTATTATTTATTGATGCTGATATTGGTTTTCAATGGCAGAATATTGAAAGATTATTATGTGCAGACAAAGACATAGTTTGTGGTATTTACCCTAGAAAACATATTTATTTAGAAAAAGTAAAAAAGATATTAGAAGAAAATCCCAATGCAACTCCTGATGAGATAGAAGCAAAAGCATTAGGATATAATGTTAATTTTGACAACCCAGATTTAATAAAAGGTGAAAACGGTTTTTTTAAAGTTAACGAAGCTGCAACTGGTATGATGTTAGTTAAACGAGAGGTGTTTCGTACGATGATGAAAAAATTTCCAGAGCGTAAGTATGAGTCTGATCAAATTGTTAATGGAGGATATTACAGATCTGATAATTGTTATGACTTATTTGCTGTTGGTCCTTATCAGACATTAGATAAAAAAAGATATTTGTCTGAAGATTATTACTTCTCAAGACTTTGGACTGAAGAATGTGGTGGTGAAATATGGGCAGACTTATCAATGCCTTTGACACACTTTGGTAATAGAGCATTTAAAGGTCATGTAGGAACTTTAGTAGCGGAAAAAAAATAATGGAAATAAAATCATTAGATAATGACAATGGTTATATATTAGATGATGTACCAGTACATATTTTTGATCAACTAAAATTACATATACAAGATGTAAACTTACCTCAAGCTAATAAAGATTTAGCGGGTAATATATCTAAGGAGTTTCATTTACCAAAAGGACCAGAAATACTTGAGTCATACATACTTGAATTAAAAGATATTTATACTCAAAGATTTAAAATAATGGATCACTATACTATACTTACAGATTCACTGCCTTTTTGTTTAAATAGCACATGGGTAAATTTTCAAAAAAAATATGAATTTAATCCAGTGCATGTTCATTCAGGACTTTTTAGTTTTGTTATATGGGTGCAAATACCTTACACAAAAGAAGAAGAATTAAATTCTGAACACTGTAAAGCAAGTAACACAAAAGCTGCAGGTGCCTTTTCTTTTGTATATCCTGATATACAAGGAAATATACAATCTGATATTATATGTGCTGATAAAAATTACGAAGGAAGAATAGCTTTTTTCCCTGCAAGGATGGCACATTGTGTTTATCCTTTTTACACATCAGATCAAGAGAGAATAACTGTATCCGGAAATGTTTTTTTAGAAGTAAATAATGAATATAAAAATACTACAACATAATGAATTTTCTTTATTTGCTGTATACGTTTTAGAAGACTTTTTAAGTGAACAAGAAAACTTGTTTGTCACTGAAGAGGTAAAAAAATGTATTCAGGAGGATAGTTTACTCACTAATAAAACTAACGTGCATGCTGAAATGACATCATGGCAATCAGCTTTAAAAAGAGAAAACTTAGAATTTTTCTTTAAGAAAGTCGCCGACATGGTGATGATTATTTATAAAATGAGAGAACCCAATCCTAATCGAGTACAAGAGTTAACTTTTTTTGATTCGTGGGCAATGAAACACAACAAAAATGATTACACAAGAAATCATATTCATGGCTCAACAATGTTTTCAGGTAGCTACAATTGTCTAGTTCCAAGCTCCGAGCAATTTATGTTTTTTCCAGATTTTACTGATAATGTTCAAATGAAGACAAATCAACTAATATTCTTCCATGGTCTTGCAAAACATAGTGTAAATAAAAACCCTTCAGATGATCCTAGATATTCTCTTGCTTTTAATATGGAAATTGATTCATAGTTAGAATATATTATGCCCTATGCCCTTAGTAAACTTTAGACCAGCACCAGGCATCAATAAAGAAGTAACCGACTACACAGGCGAAGGCAAGTGGACAGACGGTGATAATGTACGCTTTTTTCAAGGATTGCCACAAAAAATCAAAGGATGGGAGAAATTTATCTCTACAACCTTGGTTGGTGTTGCACGTGATCAACATGCATGGGTCGCTTTAGATGGCACTAGATACAATGCTGTGGGCACCGATAGAAAACTTTATGTTATAGAAGAAGGTTTAGCTTATGACATTACTCCTATTAGAGAAACACAAGCTTTAACTAATCCTTTTACTACTAATGCTACCACATCAGTGGTTGTTACAGATACTTCTCATAGCGCACAAAAAGGTGATTTTGTTACATTTGATTCTTTCTCAACTATAGATGGTTTAGACATGAACAAAGAGTTTGAAATTACATCAATTGCTAACAGTGATGCTTATGTTGTAACTACAACTGCTGCTGCTTCAGGATCTACCTCTGGTGGTGGAGGCACTGGTAATGCTAAATATCAAATATCAATTGGTCCTGAAATATCTACTTCAGCATTTGGTTGGGGCACAGACACTTGGGGTGCAGGAGGTTGGGGATCACCCTCAACTACATCTAACGTAACATTAGAAGCAAGACAATGGTCATTAGATAATTTTGGCGAGGACCTTATTGCAACTGTTTTAAACGGTGGAGCTTTTAAGTGGGATACATCAACTGGTGTATCAACAAGAGCTGCCGCAATATCTGGAGCACCTACTGCTTCAAGATTAAGTTTAGTTTCAACTCCGGACAGACATTTACTTTTTATGGGCACGGAAAATACAATTGGTACAACAAACTCACAAGATGATTTATTAATAAGATTTTCTGATCAAGAAGATATCACCACGTATCAACCAACAGCAGAGAATACTGCTGGTTCTCTTCGTATTGCCGACGGATCACGAATAGTTGCTGCTGAAAGATCGAGAGGTCAAATACTTGTTTGGACAGATACTTCATTACACGCAATGCAGTTCATTGGTCCACCATTTACTTTTGGTTTAAGACAGCTTGGACAGAACTGTGGTATCGTTGGTATTCACGCAGGGCTTGACTTAAATGGTGTAGCTTATTGGATGTCACAAGATTCATTCTTCCTATTTGATGGTACAGTTAAAAAATTACCATGCACCGTGGAACAATTTGTTTTTGACAATATTAATATTACAGGATCTGAAAACGCTTTTGCAGGTCATAATGGTGAGTTTAATGAAATAATGTGGTTCTATCCAAGGACAGGTTCAGACACAATCAACGCAGTCGTAGCTTACAATTATTTGGAGAAAACTTGGTGGACAGGAACTCTTGATAGAACAAGTTGGATTGATCGAGAAGTATATGATAATCCTGTTGCATCCGATTACTTACCAACGACCACGGCCAATAATGAAACAATTTCTGGTTTGACTGATGGTGCAACGCAAATGTTTTTACATGAGACAGGTAACGATGCCGACGGTCAAGCAATGACTGCGTTTGTAAAGTCTGGATCAGTTGAAATCGGAGAGGGCAATGATATACTTTTTGTGCAAAAATTAATTCCTGATATTCAAAATCAATCAGGAACATTAAACATGAAATTGGAATTTAAGTATTATCCAAACAATAGCACAAGCACAACTAAAACAGCTACCTTTACGGATTCTACCGAGTTTGTTAGTTTAAGAGGACGAGGAAGAGAATTCACAGTTAATGTTGTTTCAAATACTACTGGCACAGCATGGAGATTAGGAACACAACGTTTTGATATACAACCTGATGGTAGAAGATAATGGCTAAATTAGTATTACAAAGATTTCCAGATCCTAGAGATGAATATGAAAGAGAGCAACAAGCTGAGTTAATCAGACAATTGGAGGAATTAGTTCAGCAGTTAAATACTCAATACACACAAGATACACAGGAGGAAGCCACGAGGAGAGCGTGGTTTTTAAATTAAGTGGCGGACGTATTTAAAAGATTCATTGCAAATTTGACTACGACTGATTTGACAACAATTTTTACTGTGCCTACGGCTAATGTAGCTGCTACTCCACCAACACCAGTGTCAACTTTTATTGTAAAAACTATTAATACGCATAATTATGATGGATCAAGTGCAGTAACTGTTAATATTGATCATCATGATGGCAGTAACGATTTACAAATATTTCAAGTTGATGTGTCAGCATCAGATACAAACACCATTTCAACTTCTATGGTTTATCAAGAAGGAGATAAAATGAAGTTACAAGCTAATGCATCATCACGAGCAATGGTTGAAGTATCAGTATTAGAGGTAAAACAACAGCAATAATGTATCTTATAACAAATGTCCCAGAAGACATTACAAAAAAACTCGACGAAGTAATTAACAAAAAACATACTGAAAAAGCAAATCACGATTTAGCAGGTAACATACAAAAAGAGTTTATGATACCAGAGGGTAAACCTATTATTTGGCCCTTGATTGATAAGTGTATTCAGGCTCATTTTGATAAGTATCCTGGTTATTATGCAAGAATAAGTGGTATGCATAAAAGCAAAAAATTTTTCTTAGAACTACAAAATCTTTGGGTAAATTATCAAAGTAAACATGAGTTCAACCCTGTTCATGTGCATGATGGTTTATTTAGTTTCGTAATATGGCACAAAGTCCCTTATAAGATGGCTGATGAGAAAGCTAGATTTCCGCATATGAAAGAATCAGAGATAAGAGCAGGTCATTTTATTTTTTTAATGAATAATGAAATGGGCCAAATTGTTTCTCACGCAGTCCCTGCAGATAATGAGTGGGAAGGTAAAATGGCATTATTTCCGGCATCATTAAATCATCAAGTTTATCCTTTTTATACCTCTGACGATTATCGAATATCTATTTCAGGTAATATAGGATTTCAATAATGTCTCCCTTACAATTGTTACAAGTTTGGAAAGAGAAGCCGTTTAAAAAAACAAACTATGAAAATATTAAAGCATTCTATGATGACTATAAATATGTGAAAATGAAACCTAATTCACAGATTAGTTTGACAGAGGGACTGTTTCATATCATTTTACCTCACCCTGGAGAATGGGTGAAACAAAATTTCAAATTAGAAAGATATATAACTTTATGTAATGAAACTAATTCATTTTTATATTTTACATTAAAACAATCATTACTTTTTGACGATGAGCAAGAATACAAACTGCACGTAAAAAATGGTGTGAACCTTGCAAATTAACTTATTTTCAATACCTATTTGGATAGGTAATATTGATACATCTAAAATAATTCTTGATACCAAAGAATTAAAACCGACTTTTGGATCTGAATTAAATACATCATTTGACAGTGGAGAGGGCAATAGAGTTACACAAGATAGTATTGATTATTTAAATTCAGTGATAATTGGACAGTTAAATAATTTTTTTCAAAGAAATTATGTTATTGATATTACTAATATTTGGGAGAATCATTACAATCAAGATGATTTTCAAGAAAATCATATACATGCAAATTCAGATCTTTCTTTTATAATTTATAAAAAGATTACTGAAGCTAGGACACAATTTGTAAATCCATCCGCAAGACTTTTGGATGCATTTTATTCAAGCTGTAACATTAAAAAAAATATATTAGGTCAAGAGTCTTTTGTTCCAGAGTGTAGAGAAAATCAAATTGTGATTTTTCCTAGCTACTTAGAACACTTTGTTAGAAAAACAAATAATGCTATAACAATAGCAGGTAATTTAAATATTACATTTGAATGAGATTTTTAGAAGATAAATTAATTTTCATAAGTAAGATTAGAAATTATAAGGATCACAATAAAAAAATACTTGCGTGCATAGATGAATTAAACGACAAAGGTTTATCCTCTACTAATGAACAAATTACAAAAACTGACTGGGACAATGTAAACTCAAAAAAAGATTATTTTTTTCATATTGATTGGGATGTGGACAAACATTTAGAAAAACAATGTGCTATTTTAGGAGCCAATGAAGCGGAAATAGATAAGGTATGGTATCAACAATATAGCACTAATTCATCTCACGGGTGGCATACACATGCAGGTGCACATTTTAGCAACGTATATTTTGTTGAATGTAAAAAAGGACAACAAACAGAATTTAAAAATTTTGATGTTGAAGTAGAGGAAGGAGATTTAATAAGTTTTCCTGCTTTTTTACCTCACAGGTCAAAAGAAATTATTAATGATAGAAAAACAGTTATAGCTTTTAATACTCAGATACATGGATTGTAAGGTCATAGATAATTTTTTACCACAAGATATTTTTAACGATATTCAAAAATTATTAATTAGTGATAAATTTGGATGGTTTTATTGCGATGCAGTAGGAAACCCCTTAGATGATGAGGATGACTATTATATTCATCATTTTTATGAGGATGGTAAAATTCATAGTCTTTATTTTGAAAAAGTAATGATTCCTATTTTGTGCAGGTTATCTCTTCCTTTTAATAACTTAGATAGAGCAAGAGCAAATATGTACACAAAAAAAGAGGTAAGGTTTATTCATGATTTGCATAATGATTCAGATGATAAACACGTCGTAGGTTTATTTTCCTTAAATACAAACAATGGATTTACGATGTTTGATGATGGAAGTAGGTTTAAATCTACAGCAAATAGAATGCTTATATTTGACGGGTCTCAAAGACATTGTAGTGTTACACAAACAGATACGAACATAAGGTACAATATCAACATAAACTTCGTCTAGAAAAGCTATTGATTTCCTAGGTTTTCGCCTATAAAACTATAGTATGGCGAAAATTGTAGATGAACCTAAAATCTTGCGTTATGACATGATTGATGGTGAAAAAGTTCCTGTTTATAGTGCTAAAGTAGAAACCACAATTACTAATACTAAGACAGGTCAAGAATATAATTCTCACGAGGAGTGTCAGGCAGATATTGACAATCCTGCAACAGAAACCACAGAGGCAGATATAAGAAGAGATGTTCATGTAACAGCTCCAAATGTATTTGCTGGAGCACACACACTACCGGAGTAAGAATGTTAAAGAACCTATTTAAAGCAGCAAAGAAAGCACTAAAAAATCCAATAGTGCAAATAGGTATCGGAGCCTTACTTCCACAAACTGCTATGTTTCAATCATTAGCAAAAGCTGCACCTATATTAGCAAATCCAGCAGTTTTACAAGGTGGCATAGGTTTACTTGCTGGAGACAAACCAGAAAACGTTGCACGTAATATAGGTATACAAGCTTTACTAGGTGGCTTTAGAGGAATGGGTGAAGGTGGCCCAGGATTTACAGAGGGTGTAAAATCAACTTTTAAAACTCCTGGAATGACAACAGCAAATAGAAACATACCTCAGTCAGGTGGATCCGTAAGTGTGACTGGTGATGGAAACATTCCTACAATAGGCAGTGCTGAAACATATGCAAAAGCTGCACCTGAAACATTTTTAAGTAGACTTGGCACTGCGGTCACTACTCCTGAATTTTTAATTAATGCAGCACAGTTAGGTGTGCCTTTTCTTGCAGCAGCGCAAGCAGAAGACGATCAACAACAAATT